TCCGTGTAGAAAGCGCCAGTAAAAATAGAAGTCGTAACGGTAAGAAACCAAAGCGAACGAGATAAGACCAAGGTATATCCTACCTGTTTAGCACTCCCCGCCAGTGTGGTCGAAGGCGGGACTAATTAGACCAAGGGCGTCGATCATACGTCCTCATTGCAAGGGTGCCCGTCCCCTTGGTCGATAGACGGGACTAACAAGGAGACCGAATTGAAAGTTGTAGAAGGGAAAGCGTTGTTAATGCGCCTACGTAACCCGCGTAGAGTCACTGACGTAATACCAAAAAGTAAAGAACTGTCTGGCAACCGTGTTGTAGTTAATTGGGGCGTGGACGAAACGCACGTACTCAAGAATCTAAACATAAATGCACCGTCACCCATTGAAGGTAAGTACAGGTGGACAGGTAAACACAGACCATTCAAACACCAAAAAACTACCGCAGGGTTTCTTACGCTCAACAAACGAGCATTCTGCTTTAACGAGCAAGGCACAGGTAAGACAGCCAGTGCGATATGGGCGGCTGATTTCTTGATGAACCAAGGCCGAATCAAGCGCGTGTTGGTGGTGTGTCCTCTGTCGATCATGGACTCAGCATGGCGCAACGACCTGTTCGATTTCGCTATGCACCGTAAGGTAGATGTAGCTTACGGTTCGGCTAAGAAACGTGCCGCTGTAATCAACAGCGAAGCAGAGTTCGTCATAATAAATTATGACGGTGTAGAAATAGTTGCAGATGAAATAGCCAACGGTGGGTTTGACTTAATCATTGTCGATGAAGCAACACACTACAAAAATGCACAGACAAACAGATGGAAAACGCTGAATAAAATCGTGACCAGCGACATGTGGTTGTGGATGATGACGGGCACACCTGCCGCTCAAAGCCCCGTTGATGCGTATGGTTTGGCTAAACTTGTTAACCCGAAAGGAGTACCACGGTTTTTTGGCTCGTTCCGCGATCAAGTCATGTACAAAGTGACCAACTTCAAATGGGTACCTAAACCTGATGCGACAAGTACGGTGTTTAACGCACTGCAACCAGCTATCCGGTTTACGAAAGACGAGTGCCTTGACTTGCCAGATATGGTTTACACCACACGCGACATACCATTAACGCGCCAGCAAGAGAAGTATTACAAAGAACTGAAAGATAAGATGGTCATGCAAGCGGCTGGAGAAGATGTTACCGCTGCTACCGCTGCCGTGAATATGAATAAGCTCTTGCAGATTAGCTCCGGTGCTGTGTACACCGATTCTGGTGACACCATAGAGTTTGACATCAAGCACCGCTACAAGGTGTTGCGTGAAGTTATTGACGAGTCGAGCAAGAAAGTATTGGTGTTTGTACCATTCAAGCACACGATCCAGTTGCTCGCGGACAAACTACGCAAAGATAAAATTCCTACTGAGGTTATTAGCGGGGCAGTGAAAGCCGCAGACCGCACTAGGATATTCAAAGAGTTTCAAGAAACAGACTCGCCTAAAGTCCTCGTAATTCAACCGCAGTCTGCTGCACATGGGGTGACTCTAACCGCAGCGAATACAGTGGTGTGGTGGGGGCCAACGAGTTCTGTGGAGACTTATGCACAGGCAAACGCTCGTGTGCATAGAGCGGGACAAGATCACAAATGTACGGTGGTTCAGTTACAAGGGTCACATATAGAAAAGCGTGTGTACGCATTACTTGATAACAAAATACACACACATACAAAAATTATTGATCTTTACAAGGAAATACTTGAATAGCTAACAGGATGACTCTATATTACATTTCTCGGCAATGTAAGGATGAATCATGGCTGATGCGATAGAAGTAGGCGGCGTTTCCGTAAAGAAGATGACTGAGGTTTATCTCAAAATTAAGGCTGAGCGGGAAAGGCTATCTGCTGAATTTAAGGAGGCTGATGACAAGCTAGTTAATCAGCAAAACAAAATAAAAAGCGCACTGCTCGACTACTTGAAAGAGAACGATATAAAGAGCGTCAAGACTGATGTAGGTACGTTCTACCGTACCGTGAAGCAGAAGTATTGGACTAGCGACTGGGAATCAATGCACAAGTTTATCTTAGAGCATGAAGTACCTGAGTTCTTAGACAAGCGCCTTAACCAGAAGAACGTAAGGGAGTTCCTTGAGGAAAACCCAGACCTACTTCCGAAAGGGCTGAACGTAGATGCAGAGTTTGCTTTGACTATAAGGAAAGCGTGATGGAGCAATTAGTTCCGATTGAAGATGTTGCTAAGCACTTCAAGGTATCAGTATCTACTGCTCGCAAGTGGGTACGGGATTCGGTAATACCAGAAAATGTTTACGTCAAGGTAGGCAAAACCCATAGGTTTTCCTTGCCAGATGTAACAGAAGCATTGATGGCGTACAAAAGTGTTAGGTCACCTGCATCGCGGGATGCGGTATCTGATGCGTTTGACCCGTCATCTTTTGACCCTGACGCGGACGTTTAATGCGCCGAATCAGCATACAGGGTGGCAAGTTTACTGGGCTAGAAAGCTCGGCGGACGGTTCTAAATCTATAGACGTAATCATAGTAAATGCGGCGGAAGTATCTCGCTCGTACTACAAAGGTGAATACGATCCAAAGGTTAAGAAATTACCGTACTGCTGGTCAGCTAACACCCAGACCCCTGCACCCGAAGTGCCCGAAGATCAGCGACAAAGCACACGCTGCATGGATTGCGTTAACAACGTAAGAGGTTCGGGCAATGGGAGTGGTAGGGCTTGTAGGTTTCACCAGCGTCTAGCAGTTGTTGAAGAACGAGTGTTAGATAAGGTGTACCAGTTGCAAGTCCCTGCTTCTTCCATATTTGGTAAAGAGCGTAGTAAAGGCACGATGCCGTTACAGGCTTACGCCAAGTTTTTAAGTGGGCATGAAACGCCCTCAATAGCTGTGGTTACTAGGATAAGTTTTGATGGGGACAGTTCTGTGCCAAAACTATTCTTCTACCCTCAGCGACCATTGGAAGAGGAAGAACTTGACGAAGTTCGGTTCATGGTAGATCACGATGACACGTTACAAGCTATTGCGTTTACCGTAGATGCTTACAACGTCAACGGCGGCTCACCATTCATCGAAGTAGAAGGGTTCGATATAAATAGCCTAAGTTAAGGAGACCAACATGGCTGAAGTAAATATGTACTACACGTTAGAGAACGTTGAAGCTCTCTACCCAAGAATCAACACTACCTACAAGTTCGATAACAAAGCGAACGGCGGGAAAGGTGGCTCTGTTAAGTGTGATCCGTTAGACGATGGCGCGGCATACGAAATGTCTTTCGTTATGTCCGAGTCGAAAGCAAAGGCTTTGTACAAGTCAATGAAAGCGGCGTATGACGCCAAGCGGGAAAAAAGCTGGCCCGATAAGTTTCCACTACCGTTCAAGAAAAACGATGATGGCAACTATGTCGGCAAGGCTAAGTTGAAGGGTGCTTACGGCACTGACCTGACCAAACCCCCACTGCAAGTGGATGCAAAAAACAACGAGCTACCAAAGGACTTTCAGTTAACCACTGGCAGTATCGTTAATCTTGCGGTTACCTTTGTACCGTACTCAATGCGGGAGAATGGGGTTAGCTTACGTCTGAACGGCGTACAGGTAATCGACTACAAGCCTATGGCTTCTCGTTCACCGTTTGGTGTCGTAGATGGCTATGTGGCACAACCTGATAATCCGTTTAGTGATACTACCAGCACCAGCGCGGAACCCGTTGCTGATGACTCGGATGACGCATTTGGCGATGAGCCAGATACTCCAGCAGTGGAGGAACCTAAGAAGGTCGTGAAGAAGTCCGCACCTGCACCCTCGGACGATGAAGACCTGAGTTCTATTGTTGAAGATTGGGATGACTAACTTTTAGCAATAACTCCGCTATGGCTAGGCTTGCCCGAAAAGGATGCGCCGACATCCCTGCCATAGTGTCTCTCGGCATTGGGTGCAAACATGAATACAATAGAATTTTTACGGCATGTGCTGCCTTACGAGGGGGTGTATGTTCTGTTCCGCAACAACCTAGCCCAAGGCAGACATAGGCAAGTATATTTTCATTCGATTGACGAACTTGCAGAAGCCGCTGATTACTACGACTCTGATGGGTGGGACATCTACTTTGCGTTAAGTAATTACACAACGGTAGGCACACGCAAGGGCGAAGATGCCAAACAAATAAAGGCGTTTTTCTTAGACTTAGATTGTGGGCCAGAGAAGGAATTTCCCTCGCAGACGGAAGCCCTAGCCCAGTTGCGAGCGTTCTGTACCGCATTAGATTTACCTAAACCTCTTATGGTCAACTCTGGGCGCGGCGTACATGTGTACTGGGTGTTATCAGAACCCGTAGCAGTAGAGCAATGGAAGCCGGTAGCTGAACAATTCAAACGCAAGTGCAGTGAGCATAGCTTTGATATAGATACGTCCGTGCCAGCCGACACCGCACGGGTCTTACGTGTAGTGGGCACACACAACCACAAACCCGAAACTCCCGCACCAGTTCAACTAATTAACAGCAAGCCTGACGTAGTTAACTTCGATTACTTTGCTAGTAAGCTGGGGATGGATACGATACCAGTTCCCCAAAAGCGTACAGGCGAGGATGGGCCAGCGAGCCTACGTGACGCATTGATGCGTAACATCAAATACAGTTTCAAAGACATACTTATAAAGACGCAGACAGGTGAGGGGTGCGAACAACTAGCTAGGATAGTTAAAGGGCAAGCTGAAGCAAGCGAACCTATGTGGAGAGCAGGGCTGTCTATAGCCAAGTTCTGCGAAGATGGTGAGAAAGCGGCGCAAAAAATATCAGAGAAGCACCCTGAGTACACGCCAGAACTTACACTCAAGAAGTTGGATTTAATTAAAGGGCCGTACCGCTGCACAACATTTGACGAAAGCGAGTCAGGTATATGCACCGACTGCCCCCACTGGGGCAAGGTCAAGTCACCGATAACATTAGGCCGCAAGATTGCTGAGGCCGAACTAAGTGAAGATGGTACATATAGTGAAGATTTCGGACTTGAAGGTATAGACATCCGGGCGGATGACGATGAAGGTATTTCCTCACAACACGTTATACCAGCTTACCCTCGCCCATATTTCAGAGGTATGAACGGTGGAGTGTACGTTCGCAGCACCAGTGTAGACGGTGAAGTTGACGAACGGGTTATCTACCACAATGATTTATATGTTACACGTAGACTACTAGACAAGGAGGATGGTGAGTCAATCGTAGCAAAGCTACACCTACCAAAAGACGGGGTGCGCGAATTTACAATGCCTTTAACAGCAGTTACTTCACGCGACGAGTTCCGTAAACAGATGGCGATGCAGGGTGTTGCGGTAACTAGGATGGACGACCTAATGCAGTATATGACCACATGGGTAAACGAGTTACAGGCGTCTGCTACAGCAGATACAGCCCACCGGCAGTTTGGTTGGACTGATGATGACTGCAAAGCGTTCGTTGTTGGCAGTAAAGAGATAAGGGCCACTGGGATTACGCACAACCCGCCCACTACCCCAACGGCTGCGATCATGCACTACTTCAAGCCGAAAGGTACGCTGGAAGGGTGGAAAGATATGGCAAATTTCTACACCACCAAAGAAGGGCTAGAAATGCACCAATACGTAGTGTGTACGGCTTTCGGGTCACCTCTGATGCAGTTTCTACCGCAGAACTGTTCCACACTGCACTTGCACGATAAGGCTGGCGGTGCGGGTAAAACGGCAGCTATGAAGGTAGGCGCTTCGGTATGGGGTCACTTCAAGGCGCTGATGCTAGACGACCAAGATACAACCGCCATGAAAATGAACCGTGGTGAAGTGCTACATAATCTACCGTTTTATATAGACGAGCTTACCAATACCCCCGAAAAAGAGATGAGCGACATAGCCTATCAGCTATCAGGTGGTCAGCAGCGGGGGCGTATGAGTAGTGGGTCTAACATAGAACGTGAACGAGGCAATCCGTGGAAGTTGTTAGCTGTTACTACAGGTAACATGAGCGCAATCGAAAAAATATCCTTGTACAAAGCCATGCCGAAAGCTGAGGCCCAGCGGATTATGGAGATAAGAGCTAAGCAGATATTCAAAGAGACCAAGCAGAAAGAAATGACTGACCACTTTGAAAAACAGCTAGACAACCACTACGGTCATGCAGGGGTGGTGTACATCCAGCATGTCATGCAGAACTTGGGCACTGTGCAGAAGCTAGTCCATGACACACAGCTAGAAATAGATAAGGAAGCTGGGCTGACACCTGAGAATAGGTTTTGGTCAGCCGGTGCTGCTTGCACCATAAGCGGAGCGATTCTAGCAAAGGAACTGGGGTTGGTTAACTATGACATACCAACTCTAACTGCTTGGGTGATCCAGTTACTTAAAACTAATCTGAAATCGGTGAGCGATATGGGCGTATCTGTAGAACAGACACTTAATGATTACATGAATGACAACTTCAGTAACATCTTGATGATTAAAAGCACGGATGATTTACGTAAGCAAAGCAATAACGGATTAGACAGTATTGTGATACCCGACGCACTGCCGCGAGGCAGACTAATAGCCCGATACGAGACGGATCTGAAACGGGCATATCTTGTACCTGCGCCACTAAAAGCATGGTGTGGGCGACAGCAGATAAATTATTCATCTTTTGTTGATGATCTAGTAAATAAGCTGGGCGCTAAGCGCACAAAGATACGCTTAGGTAAGGGCACCAACTACAAACTGCCCCCTAGCAGCGTTATTGCGGTTCCATGTAATACGTTTGACGAATCACCAGCGGACACGAAAGAAGAGGACAACCTATATGACAACGTTTCTACAAGCAATAAAGGCACAGGAGAAGATGCAGAATAGGTACCTCGACCTACGCCTAGCCAAAGTAGACACTGATATTTTTTCGCACGAGCAGAAACGAAAAGTGTGGGAGTTACAGTCAACAGGCACCCCGCTAAAGAAAATAGTGGCCGCAGTGGGTGGCGATAGGCTAGAAGTTAAGCGGTTGATTAGCCGCACCACATGGCCTACCCCCTCTGAAATCGGGTAGCTGTGAACAACACTGTACTTAAACTTGATGATCTAAACCCTGACGGGGTACGTATTGTAGTCGATTGGCCTTCTATGGTGGTCGGCAGTTCGGTGTTCATACCGTGCATTAACACAGATAAAGCATTGCAGCAGGTTAGGCACATATGCGTTGACCGAATGGGGTGGGATGTTAGAGCGAAAAGTTGCTTAGAAAGTAACTTTTTAGGGGTGCGTGTTTGGCGAATTTTATAGTTTACGTAGGGTTACGGAACGTTACGGAAC